GCCACAAGATAAACTAAAATAATTAATTATATCTTCATTTACTTGGATTTTATAACATAAATCACCCCCGGATTTAGGACAATTTATAATTTCATCGTATTGCATATTATTGTAGTTTTGGTGTTGTTAAAGTTGGTAAAACTAATTCTACATGCTTAGGAAATTTAGGAACTGTATTAAGTAAAAGTTTATCTACTAATTCAGCCATTTTTTCATAACTAAAATTTGTTTTAACATAAAATCCTTGTTTTTTACCCATTTCTCCAAATTTCTTATAGTTTTTGTAAACATCTTTATAAGCAGAAACAGCAAATTTTTCACTTACTTGAAACCATTGAGTATCTTTTCTTAACCATTGATTAGCAGCACTACTATCTACATTTTCTAAATGTCCTGGAAGTAAAACTGTATTTTGAGGATTTAAAAAATCTAAATGTCCTGACCACCCTGAGGCAATAATTGGTTTTTTACTTAAACCAAATTCAGATAAAGGTCTACCATATCCTTCTCCTTTAGTAAAACTTACCATAGCTTTTACTTTTGGATGGTTATATAATTCATTCATTTCTACATCTGAAAGTCCACCGTTTAAAATATAGACATTTGGTAAAGTATCATTTTTATATAAAGATTTAATGGAATTAATTCTATCTAAAATAGCTTCTCTACTCATATAACTGTTTCTACCAGTTGATGCTTTTAGAATTAATGCAGGAGCGGATTTTTGGTTTTTAAAGGCATCAAAGAAGTATTTAATAGTTAAACCAACATTTTTTCTATCATGGCCTAAAGCCCCTTGCATCCAATGTCCTACAAATAGATAACAAAATGATTCTTTAATAGCATCTAAATTAAGAGTGATATCTTCGTTTGGAATATGTTTGTATACATTCAAATCAATTCCTTCAAATACAACTTCAATTGGTTTTTCCAGTTTAGTTATTCCTATAGGTTGATTAGTATTTTGATCTCTTTTTTCAAAATTTATTTCACTAAATACCTTTTTACTATGATTTGAAGAAACCCAATTCATATCCATTCTATTTAAACCATCAATCCAAGATGGGTCACATCCAGTACTTTCAATTCCTGCTGTACAACCAATATTATATTTTCCCTGAGGTACAAATTCACTTGGAATGGTAATTTGCATCCAAATATCAGGCTGAGCTGTTAGTTGTTGTGATACAAATGGAAGTAAAAAATCCCATTCCTTATTATCTTGTAGGAAATTAGTTGGTGTATCTCCCCATCTTTGTGGTAAGATTTTAACATCATACCTTTCTGTGTTTATAATTGCTTTTACAATATCACGTGCTCGTGCTCCATATCCACTGTAAGTATCTATTGGGCAACTGATTACAAAACTTGGCTTATTCATTAATATACTATTTTATGGTTTAAAAATTTACCTTTATACTCGGTAGCATTTACAATTTCAAAATTCTCTCTTGGTGTCCATACTTTAAATAAAGCATCAAATGCTTCCATTACTCTGTCAGCTTGATGTTTAGCTGTAAAACCTGCTTCATCACTTAAAGCCCATTCTCTACCTTTTAATCCTTTTGCTTTTCTTACATCACGAGGTAAAGCATATACTTCTTTAATTCTATCACAAGCATCTTCCCAAGTACATCTGTCATCATAAATGTAAGGTGTTGGAGGCGAACCTTGAATTGATCTTGAAGTTGGATAAACTGGGAAAGCCCATTCACCATGTTTCTTAAATGTACCTCTATGGTTTGAAGGGATTTCTGGAGATGGAGTAAACCATTTACCATTCTCATCTTCAAATCTCATTTGATCTTGCATACCACCTGTTACATTTGCAATAATAGGAGTACCTGCTAAAATAGCTTCTGTAATTGTTAACCCCCAACCTTCATTAGAAGTAAGTAAGATTTGAGCATCAGCTATGTTATAAAGGAAATTTAATGTTTTTCTATCAAGTTTATTTTGAGAGAAAATAATACATTTACTATAATTCTCATCAAACAAATATTCTTTTACTTTAGTTAAATCGGTACCATGGTCTGAAACTAGTTCAGTATGTAAAACAAACCTACATTTCAATGCTTCTTCATAAGGCAATGAGTCTAAGAATGCTCTAAAAGCCATCATTGCATCTGGAATTTGTTTTCTACGAATGTTTCTTGAATTAAAGAATAATGCAAAGTTTACTTCTTCACCTTTAAATAAAGTTTTGTTTCGGTAATCTAAATATTCTTTATATTGTTCATGGCCTTCATTGATTGGATAAAAATGAGTATGGTCTAAACCGTGAGGAACATATCTAAATACTCTTTTATCATTATTAACATCGGCTAATACTAATTTATTAATATTAACTGTTTGTTTTGATATACCCATTAATAAATCACAAGCTTCATAGTAAGGTTGGTTATATCTTGGAGCTGGATAATCGTCCCAAATGTTTAGATAAGTAATAGGACATATTTTACGAATTTGATCTTCCATATTAAAAATATGTTGGAAGTATCTTGGATCTGTAATTAACATTACTGCATCTGGTTTTTCCATTGCCAGAATGTTTTGAACATCCTGTACTGAACCATATCCATCTACACAATATAAGAACACAGAAGAATCTTCCATACCCATTTCATTATTAACGGCCACACTAAGATCCATTTTTTTACCTTTTTCTGGATGTGAAATAGCACCTGCTATATTTACCCAATTAAAATGGTGAGCGGTATGCATTACAATTTCTTTGGCTACAGTAGCAACACCCGAGTGTACTCTAATATCATCACATATTAGTAGGATTTTTTTTCTTTTTTCTCTAGGAAGAGATTCAAAACTTTGATTCATTAATTTTTAATTTATAGTTCAGTATTAGTTTGATTTGTAACTTGTTTACGGAAATTCTCATCTGTAAGGTACAAATAAATAGCCCGATCGGCAAGCTTTTGAAAAGAAAACTTTCGTTTTACACATTCAATTTTAAAATTTTCAAATAAATCGCTTTGGATTTTTACACTAGTTAGTGTCATTGTTTTTGTGCTCATAATCTTTATTAGTTTATATGTTATGTCTATACATATATAAGTAGTTTAGTAAATTATACCCTCTCCACAATTTTCTCTATCTTCCTTATAAGGACAATACATACAACTAAACTTACTTATATTTTTAGGATACTCAGCTTCCTTAATATCCCCATTTGTGTTAAAACAATCTCTTATAAAATCATCAATAGCACTTTTGGCTCTACCGATTTTAATTTTACCACTTGGTGGTGAAAATGTTTGAACTCTGTATGCTTGATGAGGTGACATAAGTTTTTCATCATCCATATCCATCACTTTTCTTTTAACAATAAAAAATTCAACTTCGATATCATCTAAAGGAATATTGTATTGAGTTGAGAAGAAGGTTTTGTATAATAATATTTGAAACTGTTTATCTTCATTCTTTTTATCTTTATCTCCCCAACCACGAGTGCTGGTTTTAATATCGATTATACGGAATTTATTTGTAGGTTCATGATACATTACAATATCCAGGAACCCCATGTATAATACGTTACTATACATTTTATTTGGTGCAAGTACAATAGGTATTTCACAACCAACTAAATGCCAACCACGTTTTGAAAAATATCTAGTTTTTCTTTTTTTAAACCAATTAAGGATTCCAACTCCATCTTCAAAAAATTCTCTCATTTCCTCAGCTGATGAAAAATGGGAACCATTATTTGCTTTGTATTGTTTTTGATATTCGTTGATAAAATTAGCTTGAAATGTATCTTCTATGTTAATTTGATCCGCTACCGTAGTAGAAGTATTATACATTGTACCCAAATAAGATTGGATTGATTCATGTATAGCAGTTCCAAATACAGTGTGTATAGATGAAGTAAAACGCTTTATTTTATCTTTATACTGAAGTTTCCATCTATGAGCACAGTTTCTATAAATAGACATCTGTGAATATGAAATATTCTTTTGATAAGCAAAATTTACCTCAGTGGGAGGATTGTTTTGAATTTCTCTTACTATTTTAGGTAATTTTTTTGCCAAAATATAATTATTTCCATTGTCCTCTAAGGACTAATTGTGCTATAATACCATAATTTGATATGTCTACAAAACTATCAATCATAGGTTCACTTTTTACATAAGCATCTCCTTTTCGTTTTAAGAGATTTTTTAAACGATTAACTTTATCATTACAACGTAACCAAATTCCCATCATAGAAAAATCAACATCTTCTTTTTCAGTTAAATCAGAACCTAAAGCAATATTACCTAAACCATAATCCATCATTTTGGATGCAAATAAGGTATATTGTTCAATTTGAATTTCTCTAAATGCTTCCGCTAATTCAGGATAAGTTTTTTCAAAATCCTTAATACTACGATCTTGTTGGGTTTTGTTGATAATTTCTTTATCACTCATATTTTCTTCGTATTTACTTATTGAACTACCCATTGATTTGATCTGTTGTGTTAGGAAAATATTTATCTAGAATGTCAATCTGATCCTGATACTCAGCAATATATTTTAACTCTATTTCGATTGCATCAACTATATCTGAATGTTCTCCAATACCTGCAGGATTTTTAAGATAAACTTCAACATTTGCTACGTGTTTATCAATATGTCCTCGAGCATGACTTCTAACTGCGTTTAATAATATTTGTCTCATTTTAATAATGTTTTAATTTCTTTTTTTTCAATTCCTCTATGGGTTAATATACGAAGAACTTCGTCGTTCCCCAAAAATTCTAGATAATCTTTTACCTCTTTACTTGAACACATCCAATAATCTTTTAAATGATTAATTAAATCAGTATTACGTTGTTTAATATTTGATTTAATATATTTACTCCATTTATTATTTTTAGGGATAAATTCTCTATAAATTGAATAAATTTCTTTTTTATTTTGAGGTGGTAATCTTTGGACCTCATTTACTAATTCTAAAAAATCTTCATTTTGGCTTAGAAAACGATGTACCATGTAACTATTCCAAACCTCCCAATCCTTCTCAGTGAAGGAATTGGGATCAGATTTGGTGGTATTGATTTCTTTTAACCAATCAAAAACATTTTTCATTAGCACAATTCGTCAGCTAATTCTTCTCTTAATTCAGGTGGTAAACCTTCTCCTAATATTTTATTATTTGTAGGATCAAAAAATACTGGGATAGGCATGATAGCATCATTTTCTGTTCCCGCGATGAATTTAGAGATTTTTCTAAGAATTACTCCAGATTGAAATAAGCTACTTCCTTCTGAGTTTTTAATACCTGTAGTTGATTTTAAATCAATGTTAAGTTGTGGTTGTTGTGGTTTTTCCATTTTTATTTATTATTTATTATTTATTAAGTTTTGAATTAATGACATTAGACAAATTTCTTTATCTATTCTAAAATTTGCTTTGTATTGATGATCATTTATAAGAATAGCTACTGTACCCTCTTTACCAGGCATATAACTACTTGATTCCTCATATAATGCTCTATACATTTCCTCAAAATCATCAGTATTCGAATCAGCAACGATTTGACGAATGTTTTTAAATGATGGTTTTGGGGTTTGTAACTCTGCGATTACCTTACCAATATAATTTGATGATACAAGTATATTAGTATCCAATTCAATTGTATTATCTACCGTGGATAACTGCAAAGTATTAATACATTTACGTAAGTCTGGATAGTATTGGTTTACTATAACTTTAAGATCTTCTACAGTATATTTTATATTTTCTGATGTTAAAATACCAGCTAAATGTTTAGCAACATCACTTTTAGTAGGTGGAACTATTTTAAGAACCTGACATCTTGATTGTAATGGGTCAATAATACGCTCAACAAAATTACAAGTCATAATAAAACGAGTAGTACGTGAAAACGTTTCAATAATATTACGTAAAGATGCTTGTGCTTGGATTGTTAAGAAATCAGCTTCATCTAAAATAACAACCTTTAAAGGTTTGAATGAAGCTACACTTGCAAAACCAGTTACTTTTTCTCTAATAGTTTCAATACCTCTTTCATCTGAGGCATTAATATAAAGGTGGTCGCAGTCTAAATTATTGATTATAATTTTAGCTAATGTGGTTTTACCTGTACCTGCGGGACCGTAGAATATAAGGTTTTGAATATCATTTTGTGTTAAGTATTGTGCTATAACTTTTTTGATATTCTCATTACCTACATAACCTTCTAAATTATCAGGGCGATATTTTTCTACTAATAAACTATGTTCTTTCATTTAGTACTCTCCGTAAATTGAAAATTTCTGTTCTTTAGGTTTTTCTATTTCTTTTTCTTCAGATGAAATAGCAAATAACTCACCTTTTAAAGGGGCTAATCTATATTCACCTCTAAATCCTGTTTTAGTCATATAAGCTTCTAAAGTATCAGTTAAAGTCTTATGTACTTGACCATCAGGTTCATTAGCAACTAAACGCCATCTATCACCAGGTGGTACACGACGAGCAATTAAAATATTTTGTTCTATAATCTGTGTTTCTTGATTTTTCATATTGTAAATGTACGAAAATTAAGTGGGGAAGACAAGCTCCCCCACATATTTTACTTTTTACTCTCAGTAACAGAAGCTTTATTGTATGCCGAGATTAATTTTTTGATACTGCTTAATGCTTTTCTAGCACGTTGAGCTGATGCCTTTGTAGTACCTGCATGTTCATCTTGAAATTGGGTATATAACCCTTCAATTTGTTCGAATAATTGTTGTTTTTCCATTTTTTAATTTAAATTTGATTAATAATCCATTCCAGCACCTTGAGAAGCATTTGATTGAAGCACTCTCATTCTTTCTTCAGCACTTTTATCTTGAGTAATAGTACACTCAGTTAATAAAATAGTTCCAGCAATTGAGGCAGCATTTTCTAGAGCTAATCTTGTTACTTTAGTTGGGTCAATAATACCTCTTTCTTTAAAGTTAACAATTTCTCCTGATTCTACATCAACACCGTTCCAATTATTACCTGATTCTAATACTTTGTATTTTCCTAAAATTGCAGTTTGAGCAATATCATAACCTGCATTAATTAAAATTTGTTCAAATGGTTTTGAACAAGCTTTAGCTACAATGCTATGACCTTTTTTACTAAGATCTAGACCTTGAGAAGCAACTAATAAAGCAACACCCCCACCTGGTAAAATACCTTCGGCTATGGCAGCTTTTGTAGCATGTAAAGCATCATCAACTCTATCTTTTTTCTCTAACATTTCAGTTTCAGTGTTACCACCAACATGAATAATAGCTACACCACCAACAAATTTAGCAAGTCTGTTTTGTAATTGTTCAGTTTCGTAAGGAGTAGTTGATTTTTCAAGTTGAGCTTGTAATTCTTCAATTCTTGAAGTAATTCTTTCAACATCACCTTTACCATCAACAATAGTTGTTTGATCTTTAGTAATTGTAGCTTTTCTAGCTGAACCAAACCAAGCCCAATCAAAACGGTCAAGTTTCATTCCTTTTTCTTTGGAAAATACTTGGCCACCTGTTGTAATAGCAATATCTTCTAAGATAAGTTTTCTACGATCTCCAAAATCTGGGGCTTTAACAGCACAAACATTAATTGTACCTCTCATTTTATTAACAATAAGGGTAGCAAGTGCTTCATTGTCAATATCTTCAGCAATAATTAATAATGATTTTCCTTGAGCTGAAACTGCTTCTAAAATTGGAAGTAATTCTTTTACTGTGTTTAATCTAGTATCTAAAATTAAGATAGCTGGGTTTTCTAATACAGATGACATTGAGTTATTATCTGTAACAAAATAAGGTGATTTATAACCTCTATCGAATTGCATACCTTCAACTGTTTCAAGATAAGTATCTCCAGTTTTAGATTCTTCAATATGAACAACCCCTTCTAAACCTACTTTTTCAATTGCAGAAGCAATTAATTTACCGGTTTCTAAATCATTATTTGCAGAAATTGAAGCAATTTGTTCTAATTGACCTTCATCTGAAATATCTTCTGACAGATTGTTTCTAAGATTAGAGATAACAATTTTAACTGCGTCATCAATTTCTCTTTTAATTTTAACTGCATTTTCACCATTATCAAGGCTATTTAAACCTGCTTTAATAATTTCGCGTGCTAATAAAGTTGAAGTTGTAGTTCCATCTCCTGCTTTATTGGCTGTATTAATAGCTGCTTGTTTAAGTAATAGTACCCCTAATTCTTCACTTGGATTATCTAAAACTATAGATTTAGCTACTGTAACACCATCTTTTGTTGATTGAGGAACTTCTCCATTACCTCTAAAAATTACAACATTACGACCATTAGGACCTAATGTTGAAACTACAGCATCTGCTAATTTATCAATACCTCGTACTAGATTAATTCTAGCGTTTTTACCGAATTCTATTTTTCTTTCCATAAATTTTATTTTTCTTCTTGTGTTACTTTAGCCAAAATCTGGTTTTCAGGTCCAACATAGTATTCTTCTCCTTGAAATGGTAATTTTGTAAATCCCATCGTAGGTAATACTACTCTATCTCCTACTTTTAATACTGTTGGAATAAAATCACCTGTAAAAGTGGGTTTTCCTGGGCCTACAGCAATTATTTCGGCATACTCATTTTTGTCTTTCCCCATATCTGGAACGATAATATTTCCGTAAACGGTTTCTTCGCTCTCAATGGGCTTAACGATAACTGCATCAAATAGTGCTTCTAATTTCATTTGTATAATCTTTAATTTGGTTACTAATTGTTTGATAATTTTCAATAAACTCTTTTAAACTGTTGTAATCTTCTAAATTAGATTTTAATTCTGCTATTTTATTAATAGCGCGGCCAAAATCAGAAAAGTAATATAAAGACTTTTCATATGTCTTGCTTTTACCTTTAGATCTAAAGTGATCAGAATCTGATTCGATTACTTGTTTAATGGTAAAACTATATTCATCTCTTGTGATGAAAAAAGGTTCTAACAAAGGATCTCTAATTACCTGGATTGATTTTCTACGTGTTGTCATCTATAACTAATTTTTTAAGTGTACGTAAATATACGAAAAAACTTGTGCTGGAGCACGTTTTTTTGCAATTACTATTACTTTATTTTTAAAGTTTTAGGTTTTGCTGACTCGGAAATTGGGATGAAAATTTCTAATAAACCATTTTCCAGTTTAGCTTCAGCCTCTGGAAGATTAAATTTAGATGAAATTTTATAGGATAAATTAAAGGATTTTTTAGATAACCCTCTATGGATAGTACCAGGATGTAATTCTTCTTCTGGTTTGTTATAACTAATTGTTAGAATATCGTCTTCGATATCTATTTTTACATCACTTTTAGTAAGACCGGTGCAAGCTACTTCAAAAAATAGTCCTGTTTCGTCGTAAAAAATGTTTAAGGGATGGGGTTGTTTTGTTGTTTTGGCAGAGCCGAATCCACTTGTTGGGAAAAATGCATTGTGGAATAGAATGTCAAATTCATTAAAGTTTGTACTCATATCGATTTACGTTTATGCGTCCTAAGATCGCGGTTAAATAATTTATTAAAATATAACTTGTGCTCCAGCTACTAGTTACTTTATGATACATATATAGAGTATAGGGAAAAGTCAATTTTTTATTCGTTTCTTAAAATATAATATGTACTTATAATTCCTTCACCTTCAAATTCTAATTTTAATAATCCTTTTTCAGATAATTTTAATAAAGCAGAAGTCATATCTTTATTAGCATTAAAAATATCTTTAATCACGTTTGAATCAAATGGGATTATTAAATTATCTTTAGTTATTTTACCTTGAATTTTGTAAGTAATTTTATTTGAATAACCTGATATATCACCAAATATGAATTCACAGATTTGATTACCATCTGTATCTAATTTAGTAGTAATTTGCATATTCTGAGATTCAGGCAATGCACTTTTAGCTTTAATAATATGACCTATATCAGATTGATCTAATTCTAATTCAACTTCAAATGAATCAGGGTCACTCACCCACTGTGCTTTTCCTATAGTTAAGGAATCAGCTAATGTGTAGGTTAAATCAAAATTGGCATCAGCAATATCTAAAATGGTATATAATTCTTTTCTACCTTGTAAAGATAACATTAAATCACCATTAGTAATAGATAATAATTTAGTTAATTTATCAGTATCAAAAATTCCTAACTCACTATCTTGTAGTGGGAAATTATCAAGAACAACTTTACATGCTCTACCTCCTTCACTAGCAAAAATAGTTAATGTATTATCCTTAATTCTCCATTTTACTCGATTGTGACGTCCACCTAAGTGATATTTTGAAATAACGCTCTGTAATATATTTTTATTTATCATAACTGTAATATAATATTTCTTTTTTAAACTTCAAAAAAATCAAATGCTTTTTTATAAGGATTTAAATCTAAATTCCATTCTAAATCACTAAAAAATCCTTCTAATTTGTTTAACAATATAGAATCAAATATTTTTTGCCTATCAGCATACTTAGCTAAAAATTCATTTATCTTATCAGGCATATCATAATCAAAAAAGGCTAATGCTTCAATTTTATATGGATTATCTTTTAAATAAATCCATTTTACTTTATCTGCTTGAGTAATGTAATTATGTTTTTTATCTAATTGCCATAATCTTAATAAATCATTATAACGAATAGTTGCTCGAACAGATGCAGGTGCACCTTTAAGAATTTCAGTAAACATCTCTCCTGCTCGAGCATTCTTACCTGAGTATTTTTCTAATTTCTTAACAGCAGTTGGATTACCTAATCTGTTAAGAGGAATAGTATTATCTAAGATTTGTTTTTTAAATACTTTAATTTGTTCTAAAATATGACTATGTGAAGCTCCTTTTAGAACTTGTTTTAAAATATCATTGAAGAATTCTCCTAAAATAGGTGGAAAGTTAGCTTTCATAAACTCTAAACCTTTAATATCTAAAGTTTCTTTAGCAATACCCTCCTGTTTAGTAATCCATTGAGCATATCTTCTTGTAGCTCTAAAATAAGCTGAACGAATAACACATTCGGTTTTCATTTCAAGACGATGTTCATCAACATTAAAACATTCTTTAGCTAAAATGTTATAATGATTGGTAATGATATCTTGATACTTAAGTGCTACCTTCTCTAAAATATCATCTTTTTCAGCATCACTAAATTCTGCAAAATTAGGATAAAGATGAAGTAGTAGGGGTTCGGCATTAAAATAGTTACTATCTGTATCCACATAGGCACAGTAGTTGATATCATCGGGATCACAGATCCACCAAGGGGTTTCTTCTAAATGTTTCATTAAAATCTACTATCTTCTCCAGGTACTGTTATTATACCACAATCTTTTTCTCCACGTGAAGTTAAAAGTGCTTCAGCGGGTTTGATGTGATAAGATACACCCTTTATTTTAAATTCCCCACCTTGATGAAGCATTTTTCTAAAGAAATTTTCTTGAATATCGCTCCAACCTCGGCTTATTTCAATCAATTCATCTTTAGGTATTCTTTGACCATCAACTATAATAGTTGTTTCTTTTCGGATTGCTTGTGCTGATAATGCCATTATATCTCTAATTTAATTTCGTTTCTAATTACTTTGTTCATATGCCTATTAGCACATAAAGCTGATTCTTGAATAATTCTGTGTCCTGATAAAGTAATAGCTTCACTTAATATAGCAAGATTCATTCCATATCTAAATGAAGGTAATGCTGTGGCTCCATATAAACTATTTAATAAAATTTTCATTGTGTATTGCATTAAGTGATTATATTCACCTTTTTCTTTATCTCCTGCTTTATAAGCAGTTTTCATTCTGTTTTTATATAGTACTCTTTCTTCAAACCATTTCTTTAAAATAGTAGATAATACTGATTCTTTATCTGTTCTAAACATTGAACCATTTGCTGCAACCGCTAAATTTTGAGATTCGATAATACCTACAAGTACTCCTGCTTCAACATTAGTTTGTTTACGTTTAGCATTTTCAACTAATAATAATTCTTTAGGATCTTTAGCCTTTAAATCGTTAAGCCCCAATCTATTATTACGATCATCTGCATCTATAATACGTCCTATAAAAGTTTCCTTACCTATGTTAACTGACATTATAATAGATGGGTATAGTGATGTTAAATCCTCATCAAACATATACTTGTATAATCCTGCTTTAGGGCAAAATAAATAACCACCTGCATAGTTATCTTTCTTTTGAGGATTAATTTCTTTTGGAGGAGGAATTATACTTTTAGATAAAAGATAAGCTGAAATTGCTCCGTCTTGGGTTTTACTGTTTGAATAAACTTCACAGTAATTATGTTTTCCCTTATGTGATAAATTTTTAGTTAAAGCAATATATTGAAGTTTTTCATCTAATAATTTTAAGATATTAACATCCATAAAGTTATATTCTATAAACTTATGAATATCATTTTCAAATAATTGATCTAAATTACCTTCAAATTCAACTTTATTCACACCAGCATATTTTTGACCAATAGCATCTAATTTCCAACTTGGTTCATCTTTCCAACTATACTTCTTATGCAAAAGCATATAATCTAAGGATTCAACACCAACAATATCTACAAATTGACTTTGTTTATAAAAGAATTTACTATATTTTTTAGAATTAACAGTACCAAGTGGTGATAATTGATCAGCCCATTCTTTACCTATTGTATTACACATTCTATAATACAAGTAAGGTATATCAAAATAATCACTATTATAACCTATTAAAATATCTGGATCAATATTTCGAATAGCTTCAATAAATTTAGCTAATAATTCATGTTCAGTTTTACAGGGTATAATTTCTTTGTTTCTAGCTTTAGTATGCTGTAATTGACCTTTTTTATCTAAAATAAGTATATGCCAAGTATCAGGTGTTTTATCCCACCAAGCTATAGAGGTGATAGGCATCGGAGCACTTTCAATGTAATCCTCAGTTAGGGCACCACCAATCTCACACTCAATATCAAAAAATACTTCTCTATGTCCAGTTGAAGGTTCATCATTAATACCATAACGCTCAACTAAAAACTTTTGTTCTATAGGCATATCATGAAAATGCAATCCAGGAGTATTCTTGTGAGAATAATCAGGATTTTTAGAGAAAAACCACTTAGATACAGGTTTTAGGTATTCACCATTTAAACCTTTACATGAGTGATCTTCCTCTGAACATTCCTGATATGCTATGTTGTTATAAGGGATTTTCTGATATCCATTTTGATCATCCCAAAGGTGGATTTCATAATAATTTTCCCCTAATTTTTTACCTGGATAGCATTTAGTATACATCTACTTGATTCTATTGAAGTTACTTAATTGTTCTTCTGTAAAGAATTTAGACAAATCAGGTCTAAAATAATTTACATTTTTCATTACTTTTTTGTCTCTTGTTCTATAAACGATGTAATAAGGTCCAACTTTTTCGTAATGACATGCTTCACCTTGTTCGATGCTTCTTTTATCGACTGTTGCTTGAGCTTCTTCTTCTGTTTTGCAAGCTTTAGATAAATTTGACGCTTGAACCTCTTGATATGCTTCCCATACCTTATCCTTAATGCCATGTAGCATAGCACCGTTCCCAACGGCAACATAAGTAATATCACACAAAGCGTCCAAAATCTCAACGATGTCTCCTCCTTCGCAAGCTTCTCTATATTCTTCAAGTTCTTCAAGGACGAAATTGTATACAAACTCCCATTCTTTTCGTTCGGGGATAATTGGTTCATAATTATTAGGTTTACCCATTACGGCGTTAAATTCTTCTACTTCTGAGATAAAAGGTACATATTTTTTATCTACTAATTTAATTACTTTATCTGAATAATCACCTTTAGTTGCAAGATATTCTAATACTTTAATATCTTCTTTAGTCATAAAAGCAACATTTGATGCTATTTTACGAGTTAAAGCATAAACCTCTTTTTCTTGAGATATTCCTCTCATACTTTCTCTACTCATCACCTAAGATTTTCAAGATTTTAGATTTTACTACTTTTTCTACTGAAAAATTAGAATCACCTTCAAATTCTTTATAAATTTTAGCTTCAGCGTCGGTTGCTGAAAAGGCACTTACTAAATATTTTTCAATTACTTTTTGAACTCTACCACGATCATTTTCGAATTCCATTTTTACGTCTACTTGCCAATACATAATTTTTATTTTTATTTGTTATTTAATTTGTAATCTTGAATAGGACTACTATCTTTTCTTTCCCAAGGGTATATTATCCATTCATCACTATCGTGCGTTACTGCGCATATACTTGGCGTATAACACGCGGTATGTGGTTTATGATGAAGTACGGCAGTATAAACACCAATGCAATTTTTTAACGTTTCTCCAGTATCACAAATATCATCTATTACTAAGGTATTTGGATACATTACATCAGACCATGGTAAACCTAATTTATGAGATACCATTACTGCTGGGATCAGCCCACCACGTTTTAAACCAAATACTGAATCAATGTTTGGTTTTTCTGTAATTATTTTTTCACATAAAATGTCAACTAAATCATTAACATCATCCCAGCTTAAATAAATTTTATTATCTACTTTTAACATATC